ATTTTTGCAGCGTTGAAATTGATGGAGTAAATAACAATCGTTATATGCTTTATGATTTCGCGCTTAGCGATATATTCAATAAATTGTACGGAATTAAACGATCTGCGGGTTACTAGTCTAAATTGTTCTCCTTTTTTTGGTAGCCCAACTTGTTCTAGTGATTCAATTAGCTCGTAATGTTTTTGACAATATCGTTTAAATATTTTATCGTCCATTTCTTCAAGTCCTGATTTTTCAGGATCTTTTTCAACTGTACATATCGTTTCTGGTTCTTTTATTTCATTAACTTTAAATAGCATTATTCACCCTCACTAACATCAAACCGCCCAGACAAATCAGCGCTAGCCAGCCCAATGGCCATAATATTAGCAAAATCATCACTATCCAGATCGCCATAGTTATTCAACAGCGCATCTCTTAAAGATTCCAGACTATCAGCCCCATCAACCTTAGCTTTGATAATCGCCACCCAATCATCAACCGGCCCAGCATTATCCAGCGCTAATTGTTCAGTCTGTGACTCAGTAGGCGTAGGGTCGTTATCATCAGCTTTGGATTTTAGTGTTACCAGTTTTAGCGCCGCTTCTGCTACCGGTACGGGTGCAGCAACAGTAGCTAATACAGCCTCATCACCCTCAGGCACAGGAATACGCAATTTATCACGCACATAAGACTCAGGCACCTGCACACCCATCGCGACTAGCTTAGGAATAGCATCAGCAAACAATGCCATGTCCTCAGATTCCACAGTATCAAATACAAACCGTGGACAACGTAGGTCATCTTTTAACCAGCCATTCAGTTTGCAGATAATCCCGACCAGATCACGGGTCAAAGTGCTAGCAATTTGCCGGGCATCAGCAATTAATAAATCATGCCTGACTTCATTATGTACATTACCCAGGGCGTTAGTAGAGCTTGCGCCATCGGCCTGGCTGGTCAGCGTACCGCCTAAAATTGCTTTGGATTGGGTTTTCTCGCACCAATCAATCATAGCCTGGTAAGGGTCACTTTGCCCTTTAGCCGCTTCTTTAAATTCAACCAGCATACCCTCGGGAATAATCCCGGCGGCAGCATGGCCCATATTGGTTACTGCACTTAATAGCGTGGATTTCTCTTTATCTGTTGCCCCGCGTGGATATTGACCCAATCGCACAGGCAGGCCGTATATTTCTAAGAATTCAGCCAGATCTCTAACTGAATAATTTTTAAATAGAAACGGCCAGGCAAGGGCACGATGCAAACCGGCGCGGGTAATATCGCCCGATTTAGCTTTATGTATATGCACGATCCAGCCACCAGGCCACAGTTCCACACCATTGGCACTACTGCTATCACGTAGTTTTAATATATTGCGGTTTTCCTGCTCTACGGTAAACCAGCGCGGCGGGCGGTGACAGATATTAGCAGGTTGCCAGTAGGTTTTACGCTCCCAGTTATATTCCAGGCAACTAAAGCCATAGCCAATTCCATCAGCCATATCTAACAGCACGTCTTCAAAATTTGGAATGTCTAGGATAATATCTTGTATCAGCCCAGCCATTTTTTCTTCTTGAGTCGTGGCATTCCGTGGTGGTTTGATATCCCAGGGTAAACCCAATAGGGCGCGTTTGCGCTTGCCCAGTTCAGCGGCAATATGGCCGTCCTTTTCTTCCATGTCCTCAAATAAATCACACTGCGCCATCATATCGCCACGCTCTGCATCTTCCATAATCTGCGCGAGTTTGCCGGGGGTTAGTCCGCGCGTGGGGTGATTAGCAAACTCTTGATGTAGCTGCGCGATTTGTGCGGTTTGTGGCTCTGCTAATGCTTGTTTTTCTATCGGCTGGCCGTATTGATTAACTATTTCTACCATGCGCCTTCTCCTACAAATTCAATGTCGTCGTCTTCGTTATCAGATTTATCCCAGCGGCTGGCTTTGTCGGGAATAGTCTGGAATTCCTCGATCCAGATCCCATCCATATTTGAAGCATACAAAGCCATGCATCTGGAAATTGCCGAATCACCGTGGCGTTTTTTGCCATTGTTAGAGCCAGTTTTAATTTTAGGTAATCGAATAATGCCATTAATTACCTGCAAGGCTCGTAAATCGCTCATCTGGTCAGCATCGGCTGGCATATAAAAAGTGCCATCTTCAAATGCCGCCTTCATTTTGGTCATGTTTTCCAAATACCACATTTCAGATAATTTAATTTCTTCTATGCGGTCGCTACCATAGCGGTGGCGTGCCTGTTCTGCCAGGTACATACCGTTACCGCCTGCATCCATAGCGCCGCCGATAAAGCGGGGCAGTCTATCGACTATATAAAACAGCACTTGTTCCTGCTGCTTAAAAGGAATGTTTCTTAATTCAACGCTAAACGGAATAATCCGATCCAGATTGCTTTCTATAACCACCGGATCAATCACGGTTAAATCTGAAAGCCGTCCAAAATCTTCACCAAAGGCATGCAGTAAATTGGGATTTAAAGCGTCTAATAAAGGCTTTAAATGCTCTTTACACCAGTCTTTAACTTCATCTTCTCTAAGATTTTCTGGCCATTCGTTAAAACTATTGTCTTTTTCCAGAATCAGCACTGGGTATTTCTTGCGCATTCTGGATTCGATCAATACGCGGCTCAGTGCAGCACCGCCAGATTGCGACGGGATGCAGAAATATTCTTCATCACTAGCAGCCTGGCTAGGGGAGTTATCTATCAGGTTTTTACGCCATTCTATTTCTTTTTTCTGGCTCCATTGCTTGCCGGTAACAAAGCAGATTCGTTTATATAAGCCATCTTCAAGGGCATCATCTAACGTTATGCGGTGTACGCTATAGCTTTTTCGACCCGCGCGCGCATCGGTAATATATTGATTGTATTCATTGTCTACCCCGTTATGAGTGCTGATAATACGCACCCGTGCGCCCCACATGGTTAATGCCATCGCAGCTTTAAGCAGGGCTTCCAGGGAGTCGTGAAAGGCGGCCTCATCAATCACCACATCCCCTTGCATTCCGCGCAAATTGGAGGGCCGCGAGCTGAGCGCGGTGATCTTAAAGCCACTATTTGGAAAGCGGACGGTATAGCTAAGGATTTCCTTGCTGCCGTCTTCATCCTTGAAAATGCTTTCCTGCGCTGCGCCTGCCAGCTGATTAAACGCCCGTGCAAATAGGGAGACAGCGCTGATATATTCGAGGGCCATTTCTTGACGTGAACCTACATAGTAGACATTTCGTCCACCACGGGATTTAGGTTTTGCAGCAGTAACAACATTACTAGCAGCCTCGGCCCAAGTAAGCCCAGTACGGCGTGATTTTTCGGCAATTTTTACCTCGGATTCATCGTTAAACCATTTTGCCTGGTAAGGCAATAACACCGGTTCATTCACCGGAAAATAGTCAGCAGTTTGCAGGGTTTCTGGTGTTTGGCGGACTAAAGTCTGCTCTACAGTATCGGTCCCTGAGCGGAGTCGAAGGGGAGGGGTATTCATTTAGGCTTTGCCTAGCAGGATTCTGCGGATACTGTTTTCTACTTCGCTGCTGATACCGTCATTTTTCAGCTCGGTAGTCAGCTCTTCTGCGGCTTCTTCGCGCGCTTGCTGTCTGATTTGTGCGGTGCGCTTATCATTTTCGCTGGTCGCTCTTTCCAGTTTTTCAATAGCAAAGGCTAGTTCTTTTATAAGTTTGGGCGGCACTGGCTCTTCGTCTTTTGATAAAGCAATCGCAGTATCAAAGGCTAGGTTACGTACTACTTCATTCAGCAATAACCCCACTTGTCCCTGTGGCTGGCTGCCTAATTTGGCAATCCACATATTCGATATTTCGCGGCTTTGCTTAAGCTTTTTACCGATCGCATCCATTTTCATGGAATAGCGATTCACAGCACTTTTAGAGACGCGCATTTGTTCATCAGCCGTGGCCAGCATTTTATTCACAGCGGCAGCGGCTTCCAGTTGCGAAACACGCGGGTCACGCAATAGCGCGTTCAGCTTTTCTCTGAATTCATAAGGGAGTAGATCTATACTTGAGGCTCTGGACATTATTTTGGCCGCGGGCGGTTGATGCCTGGCACAGTCACCAGGCCTTTAGCAACTTCAACCCCGCGACCGCGTAGCGTGGCCACTTTACAACCGGGTAACTGCCGCTGGGTTAATAACCCTTGCTCTTCTAGCCAGGCAAGATCAGTGCTGATGGTATCTAGCGACACACCAAAGCCTTGAAAGCTCAGCAGCTCTTGTATTAGCGTGTCATTCAGGCTGTAGTCAGAATCTTCATTCAGCGCGCAGAGCATTTTTAGTCTACGGTTCTGAGCTTGTATATCCTGCGTATTCATATCGGCCCCTTGTTCATCTGTTTAATTTGTCCGGCTATTTCGCCCATCATTAGCACCATAGTCCTTAAATCTTTGCCTGCTTCATCCAGGCGCTGATGTATACGTACAATCTCACCATTAGTGGGTAATGCGCTGACCTGTATTTCTAGTTCGTTTATGCGTTTGCATTTGAGCGCTAATTTTTTATTGATTTCATTTTGCAGCTCTTTAATCGCCCGCTGCTCTGCCCGATTCGAGCTTTCTCTGCGCACAAATAACCACACGCCCGCAGTGACCAGCATATTAAGCAGCAATAAACCCAGTTTTAAGTTTTCATAGTCCATTATTTTTTGTTCCCGATTGATTTGTCCCAGGTTGATTTGATCACAGCCTCTAGCCTTTTTTGGTAATGGCGCAGGGCGAGGTCTCGCTGCGCCAGCCGCTGGTAGACAGGATCTGCAAGACACATTAAATCAGCATCTGTTATCCGAGCTATATAGGGTTTGGGTGGTAGCGGTAATGGCGTATTAACTATATTTGGCGTACAGGCATTAGTCACCAAAATGATGGCGATCAGAAATAGTATTCTGGTCATCTGCATGCTCCTGATTTTCCGTTTCAATTTCAGCGTTAATTGCCTGGTGCGCCTGGTTAAGCACGTACAAGCTTTCTTCAGCCCGGTCTGCACGGTCGCTTTCTTTAATTGATGAGGCTATTGCAGTCCATAGCGCCATACCTAGAAGGATAATCAGGCCGCAAAGCCCGCCAATAATTTCAATCATCGTTTTACTCCTACGGTGGTTACAGTACGCAAATACGAATTAACCACGGCAACTATCATCATTACCGCTAGATAGCCGCCATCTGATAGATAAGTTTGCAATAGGTCAACCCGCGTACTGAGCACCGCAAAAGCGGCTAGAAACAGGTTAAACCATAAGGTTTTACTTTTAACGAACTTCTTTTTTTCAATTGGGTGATCATACATAGCCCACCTCGTTCATAAATTGGGTAAATTGACGGTATGACACGCTATTCATTAGCTGAAAAACATAGGCTCTATAGCTGTCAACGCTAGCGTCTAGGGTTTCATCAAGTAATTTCCCCAGCTCATAATTAAAACTCATATCATTCGTAATTTCGTTTATTTCGCAATCAATCTGAGTAATTTGCTTTTTGATTTTTTCAGAGCAGTTATTCATGTACTTTTAGGTTATATAAGTGTTCGATTAGGGGGCGCATATCAGCAGCCAGCCAGGCAGGGACATCAAAGCCTGGACAGGTTTTATGGGTGTTGATTTGATTATGACCAATGATATTGATATCAGGGAAGGTATTTTGCAGCGCTTGCACTTGTTGTTTAAGTGCCAGCCATTGCTGTTCGGTGAATTGATCAGTGCCGATCAGGCAGATGCCAATTGAGGTGTTATTGTAGCCTCTGGCATGCGCACCAGTTTCATCAATATGGCGGCCGGTCTGTACATGACCATCCAGGGTGATAACAAAGTGATAGCCAACATGTTGCAGTTTGATTTCATTAGGGCTAACAAAGGCAGCACCCCGGCGAAAGTTACGCTCCTGGTGCCATTGGTCGATGTCATGTATATCAAAATTCTGGCCATTGGGCGTGGCCGCGCAGTGGATGATTAGGGTGGTGATGTTGGACAGATTGCGGTATTTACTCATGCCCCCAGTGTATTGCACACGGGGGGATTGCTTAATTAAAGCGGGTTAAAATCACTTCGGCTGCGCTCAGTGCGGGCACTTCTTTGGCGTAGGCTGGGTTAGATTTACACGCGCTGTACTCTGAGCGGTAGTCGAAGGGAGCGCGTAAACATAACCCGGTATTGATAAATATACGGGCATATTCTGCCTATTCTAATATTGCAGAATCTGTCTAGTTAGCTGTTAGCTTTTTAAAATTGCTCTTCCTATCAGTTGTGGGATTTGTGGTACAACTGAATTACCAAGTTGCTTTATTCTGTCCATCCTTCTGGAAAGCCCATCATCCACTCCACTATTTTTGGCGGTATCTTTTCGCCCGTTGCTATCAAATACATGCGAAGCAAACCAATACTGCCATCCGTGCCAGCTCCCGATATTTTCCGCATTGCTCCACTGCCTGTGATCTTGAATAACATCTTCGGGGTTAATGATTCTGCGGCTAATGTTGCCACAGGGGTAGGCAATAATCCAAATCCTCTCCCTTTTATGGGGCGCACCAACGGCTGACGCTGGGATAATGTGCCATTCCGCATCGTACCCGATTGACCATAAATCTTTGAGGACAAGTCCAAGTCCATTGCTTCGCAGGTTTGCCACGTTTTCGATAATTGCATATTTTGGTTTAACTTCGTTAATTATTCTTTTAAATTCAGACCACAGCCCACTTCTTGTGCTGCTATTTATTCCCTTCTGCTTCCCTGCAATGCTAATATCTTGGCAAGGGAAGCCGCCACAAATAACGTCAACCTCTATCCTTTCTAGTGTTCTAATATCCTCATGGATAGGAACACCTTCCCAGTGCTTTTTTAAAACATGATGGCATTTTTTATCTATCTCACAAAACTGGATAGTTTTAAATCCGCCTGTTTTCTCTAGCCCTAGGCTGAACCCTCCTATCCCACTAAAAAGATCAAGAACAGTCAGTTTGTTTTTC